CATTTATTAGTTTTGAGCAGTTATCGACATCAATCAAACATCTAGGTAACAACATCTTGACTGCATGAATACCATCTTCAATTGGCATTCTTGGTGCTACTCTAAATCTTAAACCCATCTGATAAGCTGTCTCTCTTCTGGTTTTTCCAGATCCAAATTCTGTTTGATCCAAATCATGTGGACCATAATTATGTTCAATAATGTAATCTTTTTCTTTTATGACTTGAGCATAATGAGGAAATGCCTCATTCTTGTTTTCATAATAATCAACAATATGGATTTGATGTCCTATTTGCTGAAAGAATATAATTGCAGTTTGATCGTTATAACCAAGATCCCAGGCTGTATTGACTGGATAAGCTGGATTAACTGGCACTCTGGTTATTTGTTTTTTGTCATCCAAAGTAGCAATCAGATCGCCATATATAGATCCTTGAATATTGCCAATAAAAGAACATTCAAATTCTTGCTCATATTTTTGTGAACCCATCACAGCAAGAGCTGCATCTAATTCTTCTTTATCAACTATGCCAGTCTCACTAGCCTTAGCTTTATATAAAAACCATTTAGGATCAGACTGTGCTTTTTGATAATAATCATAAAACAGATTAGCCATACCTTTTGGTGTTCCAACCAGGATCATAAAACCTTTACGATCTGAGAGAGCTGGAGTTATAACTTCATTAATTAGATTTGGATTAATTTGTGCAGTCTCATCAATAATACATCCATCAAGATATATTCCTCTGATGCTGTCTGGATTTTCAGACGACAACAGCATTATCCTTGCACCATTAATTAAATCGCATCTTAATTCTGTTTCGTTATACTTTGTACCAGGAATATCTTTTGTATATTGTTTTAAATAATCAAAAGCTATCTTCTTTGCTTGACCGTAAGTAGGAGCTATATAGGCAAACCTTGGATTATGGTTTTGGCAAGTCATGGCAGATTTAATCAAATGATTAATGCACATAACTGTTTTGCCAAATCTACGATGGCAGATTAGAAATCCATATCTAAATTTTTCTAAATTTTCATGTATGAAAGCTTGTTGCTTTCTTGGAGTATAAGGTATTGTAATTTTCATTAATGAAATGTTGGAACTTTATCGGCATGCCAATATCTCATTTTAATTTTAGCAAATACAAAATCAGCAAACTCTATAATATCCTCTTGATTGGCAAATCCATCAAAGCTTATCACTAGCTCATTGTTGTATGTGGTAAAACTTGTTGCTGATAAGTTTTTATATTTGTTCGAAATATCTTTTTTCTTGTTCATCTGTTTGTGTCTGTGTTGCACCTATAATTAATCGTAATAAAGCGGCTCGGTCATTTTTGAGGTGTGGTGGCTTTCCTTAGAAATATTTTTGTCTTTCCAGGAAAAACTTTGTCTTAATTGATAGACCATCAACTACTCTAGTAAGCTAGACAATAATTTTAAAAGCAAGGTAGTGAATAATAGTGAATACTTATTCTAATCCAAACCTCATGACGCAAGACTTAACTTTTCGCAGTCTCTATAATACCGAACTTATTCTCCATCCTCTGGAGTTACATTTACAATATCTTTAGTATTAGATGACCAAGCTATCTCAATCTTAGTCTCTTGTTTAATCTCTTGCTTATCTCCATAAACTGGAATGAGCTTAGAAGCTAACCACTTGGCAAGCTGAACTTTCTCTCTCACAATCATAATGTTTCGATTGTCAGCATGCTCCAATTCATCCATTGCTTTTTCAATATAACTCTGAGCTCCAATCCTTCGACATTCTTGGATCTGTTCAGAGAACTTTTTATTGTTAGCAATCTCTTTATAAATTCTGGTTAAGCCTGGCATATCCTTGTCTTTGCTAATTCTAGCAAGAGGAATACCATTCATTAATTGTTGGCAAATCTTGTCAGTTATTTGCTGAGTTATTACTAGCTCTTTGCTCATTGTATTTAATTATATTCTGTGCTGATATTTGTTTTGTTTTGGCAGACTTAGGACCAGTAGAAGCTCCACCATGAACTCTACATCTTATTCTACCATTCTTACATAATATGCCTGGAGCATTACAAGGTCTTTTACCTTGCTTTGTTAATGTCTCACATTGCAATCTAAATTTATATCTCATCCAACTGTTTTAAAATCAAACCAACTAATTGCTGTTTGAAAAAAGAAAAAAAATTAAAAAAAGAAAAATTACAACAGCTTTGATTAGACTGTTTTAAAAACGATGCTTTTTATTTTACAGCTGCTGGATAACTTTGCAACTATGATGTTTTAATATTTTATCTTATGTGATTTATTTTTTAAAAATATTTGAGGATAAATAAATTAATTAAATTTTTTGCTTAGGATGTCAAGACATTCTTTAATTATTTTAGTAATAAGTTTATCCAATACATTATCATACATTCGTTTAACAGTTGATCTATGTATTCCAAAATATTTACCAATTGAAGTCCATTTCATTCTATTTGCTTTTAACCACATAACCTTTCGCATCAAAACTGGCTCATCTGTTAATGTTTCGTCAATCATCAACAATAGATCTATTGCAGTATCATAATTTTGTATTTGTTTTGGTGTTGCTCTAATTTTTAATTTTGGTGTTACATGATAACCCCAGTCTCTTTGATCGTAATAAGTTTCTAATAACTTATACATTGATGGACATCTTTTATTATTTGGTGCAGCTAAAAATCTTTCAGCTCTTGCAGCATCATCTAATATATTCACAACATTAGATCTTACATAAAGATACTGATTTAAATCATGGTCTATTTTTGATGACATTTTTAAGCACCCAAGGATATTGTAATTGATCTGCTTTAATCTTTAGCAGCTCATCAGTTGGCAAATCGTTTAGTTGATCGTACAATTCATATTGGTCCAATGAAGGATATAAATAAACTTTATTTAATTCAGGAGTATTAACTTCTTTTAAATGATTGTTTAAAACTCTCCATCCATAATTAGAATATTTTTTAAAGCCAATGCTTTCCAAAAACTTTTTATGAGCTGGCATATCAAAAGAAATATATTTATCTTTTTTAATTAAGATGATTGGCAAATCTAAATGTTTTATTTTTGAAAGCTCCACCAGATGCTGCTGAACTTCATCTTTAGTTAATTGAAATTGACCAGCAATATTTACAATACGAATAAAGGCTTCATGCTTTTTTACATTATAGTTGGCACAGCAATAGTGATAAATTCTGAATTGAATATCAGATAATGGTAAGGTGTTTATGTTAGGATCTGTTAGATAAAACTTTGACATATTTTTCTTTATTAAGAATTGTTTTATTTCTCTCATCCTTGTCGTTTATTCTTTCCAGGAGATATTGCTTCCGTTGGCAAATCGGAGCATGCTCAATAACTTTATGCTCTAAATAGCTTTGCCATTGGTTCAAAGTTAAATGCCATAGATCGCCTTGTTTTGGATGGATTAGACGCACAGAGAGCCTCTCTAAATCGCCATCATCGGCTCTAGCTACAGTTGTGTAGTAAATTTCAAAATAAGGTACTTTTAGAGCCTCTGAGATCTCTAAATAGGCTTTTTTAGTGTATAATGCCTTTGTTTTATAGGCATCATTTGGATTAAAGATAGTATCTGCAATAAATAAGGCTTTTCCGCATGATGGACATTGAGCAACTTTATCAATATCTGTGTAGGAAATACCGTTATGTAATGATCTATGCCATCTTGAGTAGGCGGTCTTTAAAACATTACGATATATCTCATTTCTAGCCATTTTTAGCTTAATATTTTAATTATATAATTAATCAACACCGAATTGAGTATTTTATGGACAATTATAGCAATTCCTACTTGTATAATCTTAATTAATGCTTATTACTATTGTTATTAGAAATATGAGCAATGAAGCTACATTAACAGATGCAAAAAAAGTAGATCCAAATGTTTTAAAACATGCGTTCTACGATCTTGAAAAAAAAGAAATAATTCATGTTGGAAGAGGTGTTAAAAAATTTAACGCAGACCAAGAATTTAGTTTTTATACAATTGATAATCCAGACGGCAGTAAATCCGAAACAGCAAATTTTTGTTTAGCAAGTTGTACATTTGACTATGGCAAAGAAAAACAAAAAATTATGTTTTTTGCTTATGGTCCACCAGCAAGAGTTTTAGATGCAGTTTTAAAAGAAACAGAACAATATTATCATGAAGATATAATTGATTGGTTCACATCCAAAAAATTAACTTATCTTGAACAAAAAATTGATC